CGTTCTCTTGCATAAACTTTGGTGGTTTTCTGTCAACTGCTCTTAGTTCAGCTTCTATCACTAATTCATTTTGTTCTGCTTCTGAAATATTTATTGCAGTAATTTGGTCTTGTGCAGATTTATGTGTTTTATGACAACCCATTAATGTACCGTCATCATCTTTAACTACAGCGTGACCACCAACTTGGTATTGACCTGTTTCGCCACTTTCTTTAAGACAATCTGGGTGGCTATGAATTATTGAATATGGCATTACTCTGGTATTTCGTTTGTCGGATCGTGTTGGTCTATACCTTGTGGTGTTGCAAGTGGATCAATTAACCCACCTTGTAAACCAATATAAAACTTGTCGCCACCCTCATAGGGTTCTAAATCCATTTTCGACCTTGCTTCATTTGGTGTCATTACACCAGAACTAATTGCAACTTGAAAACCTCTAACCCTACTAAGTTGGTCGCCACGTGCATATTCGTCTGTATCTAATCTAACAAACTGTTTACCCGGTATAAGTGTTGAAAAACCGTCCTCTATGCGTCTAATCCACGGAAGTAATGTATGCCTTACAAATGCAAGTCCATTACTTTCAATATTTGAATATACGTTTGATCCGTCTTTAGATAGCAATAAATGTGCCGGAACTCTGAATACCCTTGCAATTTCATTTACAATTTGTTCACGTGCTTTTATAAGCTCGTCCCCTGCCGAAGCACTTATTGCTTTCCATTTTAAACCACCTGTAAGAACTGCCGGTTTTCTATTTCGGTTATGTGTACCAATCCAAGTTTCCTTTAGTACAGACGCTTGTTCTGCTGTTAAATCTCTATCTGTTTCCAAAACGCTGCTTGGTGTACCACCTTGACCATAAAACTGTGCAATATGTCTTTCCATTGCTAAAGCTAATCCATAAGTATTTGATTGTGTTCTTAAAGGACTTATTCCAACAAGTTGTCCGGGATATGAATACCAAATAAATTGAAGCATATTGTTTTGTGTAATCTTTCTTTCAAACTTACCTTTGTTGCCCATAAGCATAAAAACCTTTTGACCATTTTCCATTTCCACTTTTACTTTTTCTGGGTGTACTGGTGTCATTGCTATTGGTCGCCCTTGTCTATCTTTGTCAACAAGTACAAACGCATTTCCGTGCATTGCCATAGATGTAATGATTTCGTGTATAACTTGAAACATTGTTTGGTTTGAATTTGGTTTTTCTAAAAACTTTGGTTTATCTGTAAAAATAGTTTTTGCGCTATCATAACGAAGTGTTTTTAGGGGTAGTAATGCAATACTATCTGCAATAAGTGATATAGCTGAAAAGACTGCTGATATACCTAGTGCCGAAGTTTCGTTTACTTTTTCGCCTGTGTAGTTTTGCAAACCACCGTCACGGAGTGCTAACAAATCGGTTAGGTTTCCTAATGAAGCGTCTCTGTTTTCTAGTTTTTTAAATAAACTCATCTAATTGTTAAATAACTTCCTAATATAATAAACGCACCTGCCACTATATAGGCAAGTGATGTATTTAATGTATATACACCATAAATTATAAGACCTGCACCGACTACTTCTAGCATTGTTGTTATATAGTTAATCATAAGTTTATAATAGCAACTTCTGGTTCATCATCTAAAGGATCTGGTGCAGTTATACGGTCAAGCATAATTACCATTGCAATACAACTATCAATCTTTCTTTTTGACCTACCTTTAGATAATCGCCAACCCATATCGGTTACCCTTTGTGCTGCCGACATAACTTGGTCTGTAAATGTTGGATCGCCGTCGTGCCTTATTCTTGCATTAGAAATTAGGTCAAATGCGTTACCACACGCTGGAATCATTCTTGAATGTGTCTGTGGAAAGTTGACCATTGGAACACCTCTATCTAATAACACTTGTGCTGAACGTTCAAAAAACGCCGGATCATAAGCAACTTCTTTAACTCTATACTTTGTCATTAAATCAACAACAAATGCTTCAATCTCTTGATAATCCATAAAATTTTCATCTTTAGGTAGCCATATTTTAGATTTTACATAAATAACGTCATTTTCATCTTTTTGACCATAAACTATTGCAACACTATCGTGTCTTAAAGCCATATCAATACCAACAAATAAAGGACGGTCTGGACTTAATGTTAATTCTGTATCTTCACACGCCAACCATTGCTCTACTTCAATCCAACTTTCTTGATCTGTTCTAGTCCATTGATTTAAGTGATAACGTTGAAATTCATTTATTGGTAATGATTTTATTCTACGTCTTAGGTTTTCAACTGGCCACCAATCGTTTTGTATTGCCGGGTTAACTTTCAACCAAACTTTTTCATCTTTTGGATTATCTCTTTCTCCTGCACCAATCCATTTAAAGTAAAATTCTTCGTCTTTTTGTTTTCCTGCTTCTTTTAATAATCCTCTTTGATACATACGACCTGCCATTGAATCTAAATCGTGTCCTGCTGTTGTAATATTTAACACTAAACCGTCTTTTCGCTTTGCTGTGTTATTAGCTAAAACATAATGAACACGCTCTAAGTTGATATTATTCCATTCGTGTATTTCATCAGCTATAAAACAACTATTTCGTCCCCCATCAGCTGTACCTGCTTTTGCAGCAACTCTAAAGGCTCGACCACTTCCGTTTTTAACTTGTATTACGTTTTCATAAGTTTCAACCATATCTCTTAAATATGGACTTTGTTCGCAAACTGTACGCATATTTCCAAAACAAAGATTTGCCTGTTCAAATGAAGCAGCTGCAACGGCTACAAGTGGCGAAGTTACATTTGTACCGAGAAGTTCGTAAAGTCCAATCATTGATACAATAGCCGTTTTACCGTTTCCTTTAGGTGTGCCAATTAAAGCTTCTCTGTATTTTCTTTCGCCTTTATTATTTAATTCGTATAATTCATAAATAATTGCTTTTTGCCAATCATCAAGTCTTACTGGTTCGCCGTAAAAGTCGCCCTCTCCGTGAACACAAAACTTTTCTATAAACTTGACTACACGTGATCCGTGTGTTTCTGGTAAAGTAATCATTTATTCTTCCTCAAATTCGCTATCCCAGTCATCATAACAATTGCAATGCAAAATACACTCACAACATAAGTTTACGTGGTCTATATCTTTAATTTTCATTTTCACATATTTCGCAAATTATCTTGGTTGCGTCTTTGTCGTAAAAAATCTCATAACATTGTTCGCACATAAGTATATATTCAACTGCACTAGTCATCCTGTACACCTATTGCAAATATCTGACCACCTGGCATAAAAGTAATCATTACAACTTATGCACGGTTTCATATAATCAGTTTGTTTGTTGTTTATCATTACCTAACTTTGTAAAAATAAATTCTTTTAATTGTGAATGTTTTATATCTAATTGCATTTTATCATTTTCTTCTAATGAATTAACTAATACAACTACTACGTTTTCTAGTTCATCATCTGTTAATACATTTTTCCAATCGTTTACAAAATCAATTAGTTTTTCTTTCATATTGTTTTTATTCTTCTTCCTGTTCTATCATTTTTAATCTTGGATCAATAAATTCTTTTTCTTCATCTTCTTGTAATAATTGTTGTAGTTGTTGAAATCCCATTGCATTTTCGGAATATGAAATTCCTAACCTCTGGCGACTTAAAGGCGTTAATCCTAATTCTTGTTCCAATCTTAATATTTTTTCTTCTAACTTTAAAGTAAGTGTAATTAATGGATTTATAGTTGATTGACCTGTTGAACCTAGACTTAGTAAACCATTATTACCTAATTTTCTTAAAGTATTTTGCGCACGTTCATTTTGATCGTAATATTGGAACAATCTATAAAAAGCAGGGAAATCTACTTTTTGTGCCATACTAGATAATTCGCTTTCCCAGTATTGTAACCAGTAACTACGTGTTTTTTGTAACCATTTTTTATTTGCTTTTGGTGTTTCAAATGTTTTACCACCTTGCAATACACTTAATGAATTATCTCTATGTCCTGCTAATTTGTTTTTTTCTTTCGGCAATCTACCTTTAACCATAGTTTATTCTACCTTATTTTAAACCAATTACCCTTATTACTTAAAACACCTTATTAAAAAGACATATTGCCCCTTTTTAACCTATTTTTAACATAAAACAAAAAAAAATAGTTAACAAAATTAGGCTATATTTGGGAGAAAAAAGAAAGTCAAAATGATGTTGGGGTGGTGGGTATATAGACACAAAAAAAACTACCCCCCCTTAAACCCTTATATGTATTATGTTTTTATATTATTTTATAAATATTTTTTTTATTTTAAATTATGTAGCAATGATGTAATTACTTACCTATGTGCTACACCTTGACGCGTTTTATGACACATTTGGCACAATATACGCAGATTACTCAGATCGTGTGAGCCATTTTTACTGACTGGTAGTATATGGTCAACTTGTAGCTTATTGTTGCTTGTTCCTGCTGAACCACACCATACGCAGTATCTTTGTTGCTTTCTAATTAACTTTCTATTGCGTCGATACTCTGCGTCATCATAAGGACGACGCCCTTTGTTGCGTGTATCTTTGTACTTCTTCTTCGGTGGTATATGTTCTGCACAATGACTACGCTCCTGTTTATCTGGTACGAATAACCTACGACACTTTAAACAAGGTCTTTGCAATAAGTTGTTCACTTGTTAATTCCTCATCTAGTATT